CCGCCACCTTTGAGTATATACGACGTACTACTCCGGGACTCCCGGAGATATCGTACGGAGTCCCGGACGTACGTAGTTGTGTGCTACTTTAGCTAGGAGAATTAAAAAAGAGTGCAGGATTACTCACTGCACTCAAGCCTGCGGGTCACAGGCAGCTGCTGACGCTACCCATTCTTATCGCTTACATGCCGGACTATCAATGCCGATGGCACATATGCATGTATAGTAGATCCCAGACACCTCGATTAATTTGTCGGATGTCGCGGCAAATGTGTCATTTCCCAGGGGTGACAACTGCTTCGGGCAGCTTATCTGTACCATCGGGTCCGGTTTCACGAAATCCTTCAAGGGCATTGTTGACCGCCCGCATGCCTGCAGGAGTATGCTTGCAGTCAATATACACAGGCTCTTTAAGAATCTCTCGTTGAAGAGTCTGACGGATTGTGATTTGCTTGAGTTGAAGTTTGCCGATTGCATCTGCAGCTCCTTGTTGCGCATCTTCTTTCACCTTAAGGATCAGATTCTGAACTTCTTGCCGTTGAGCCTTCTCGTGCTCAATGCCTCGTTCATAGGTCCAGTAATGAGAGTATGCCAATGCTGCTGCAGTGATCAACCCTGTTGCAATGTAGCTATACATATTTGATTCCTACGTCAGTACCAGCGGATGAAATTGTAATTATTCTGTTTACCATTTTTAAAGGTTTAGGTACACCTGTGTGTACCCACCTACCATATTCATGAATGAGTTGGCCAATACCTAACTCATTCACAACTGGTTCTAATAATCGGCATGCTTCGAAAGGCGTTAAACCTTGGGCATTCCAATCCATTGCCAGACCCTTAACGTGGTCAGATGAATCAGAACTGCCAACTGCCCTATTTAATGTTAAACAGCGATAGGCACTTGATGGGTTGATTGCCGTATCACGACCTGTAACCTTCGACAGATATGTACGAATACGCTCCATCATTTCACATGTCTGCATTGCATTGCCATGTAATTCTATTGGCAATGTATTATCTATATTGCGATGGTTGGTCGCAATGAACTCTTCCATTGTGAAATGTCGTGTAATGTAATTCATGCTACAAAGTCCCAGTCATTCTGATAGTAACGACCATCATAATTAATAGCCGCTAACTTTGTTGAGAAATTATCATTGTCAGTTTTAGATGTTACCAGGTATGCTCGTCTACTAACACCAAAGGTTGTTCGAACTATCATGTATGTAGCTGAATAAGCATAATTATCCGCATCTGTACTAAGCACTAAAGCAGGTGCTGTACTTAGTACTACATGGTATGTATCTACTCCAGCGGTTATAGGTATTGATTCTACTAATCCACTGTAATGCTGTAAGAAGATTACATAAGATTGCCCAGCTGTAAATTCATATGGCTGAGATAATTTAAGGGTTAACCCGGTTTGAGATACTACATGACCTTCTTGTGTATCTGTGCGAGTTCCATCAGTAACCAGTATTCGCTGATTATTGATAAGTATGTCAGCTTCTTCAGTAGCACTGAATTCTATTGCCACACGTTGGAACAACAATCTGTTATATTCACGATAGGCATGTATATGTGCAGCTTTAAGATTGCGCACACCTATACTTTGGATTTTCTTAGGTTTTGTGGCAGATCCATCCAAAGGTATCTTGAATTGCACTCTTGCATCATCCAATGGATCTACCCACTCATACTCTACACCATCAAAATCTCTACCGAATGATGTAGTACGTTTTTCAGTTTTTGGAATCTTATTTCGATGGTTAAAGAGCACCGCACTGTTATCAGTATGTCGTTCAAAGAACAATCTAATCACACTGCCTTGCCTATAAGCAGTACAAAATACTGCATTACACACTGTGGCTAACATTTCTTCAAAAGAAACATTGTCATTGTCAAATGTGTAATTAAATTCTGCAGCCTCATTAAATGCAAAATAGGTTCTGACTGCGGACATCGTAGAGTAAATGTTATCGAAGTCCATCTCAGCATTAGACCTTGCGCCTAATGTAGGGTCTTTGCATATGAATGAGATAATTTCATCAGCCTTATTTGTACCAGTTAAAACTGTATCAAATGTAGATCCAGAAATACGTAATGGCAACTTTCGTTGCACAAGCATATTGATTTGCCGTTCTGATACAGCTGTAGCGGATTGAGTAGCTCTTGTCAATGCTTGAACTGTAGTTATATCTCCGAAATTTGTTTGAGTAACTGGCGCAACCGCATACATATCACGCCATTTTATTTCATCAGCAATGGTGCCAGTAAACGTCGTATCTTTAGGCGTAAGACGCCGTGCTCGTACAGATGCTCTCCCTGTAAATGTCAGCACTTGCCGTAAAGTGGCTGCACGCATGCTTTTAACTGACGAAGACCCTAACACTGTAACAGTGTAATAACTTTCTGGGCCAGTTAAAGTGCCTGCTGCATTACATGGAGCTACTCCTAACTGAATATCTATATTGAACGCTGTTTGAGTAGTGCCATCATCTTTCCAAGCACCTTGCAATGCAACGAAGTTAGCAATAACCTCGTTCATCGTAGTGATATCTAACACATATGGGCCTACCCAATTAGAAGATGAGGCACCTATGGCTTCTAATGCAGGGCTCAACCATGCTGTAGGAGTATTTATCCAGTTCCAATAATCTGTAACTAGATATGGAGCCACTAACACAATTTCTTTGGCAGAAACTGTACTGACCTCATATTCTCCAGATAAGTATGCTACACCGCCTTGAATCATCACGATTCCGGATGTTGCAGATACGAAGTCGCCAGTCATGCCATCGATCAGCAACCAATCTGGATTGGATAACTCTGGATTGACTAATGTGATAGTGGCAGTGTTGGATCCACTATCATATGAGAAAGAAGAGAATTCGTAATGGCCATTAAGATTGACTGATATAGAATCCTTAGTCATTACACCTGTGGTAAGTGTAAATGCATGACTAATAGCTTCACTACCTATCTCTACGGCCGTACCACCACTGATCTCCATGGTGCCATCCAAATTGAATCGGACGGTACCGGCCTGTACAGCAGAACTGTAATTCCATGTCTGCGATTCACCGCCTCCAGGGAATAAAGCCGGAAAATCTAATGCAGGAGCAGTGAGAGTGAGTGGATCAGTTGGAGCGAAGACTGTAGTGAAATCTATATCACTTGTGGATAAGGCCTCTATGTGAATAGTACGACCAAATCTGATGTTAGCACTGCCAACTATACGTGCATCGCCTGCGTCATTATTAGCAAGTAATACTTGGCCATTAACTGCCTTGCTACGTACAGCAGTTACAACCTTTTGACCTATCGGATCTCCGATACTCAATTGAATTACAGGTGACACTTCATTAGGAGAATGGTTAGGACCATATACCTCTAATGAACTGCCTTCAATTTTTGATACGAGTGTTTGGCCATCACGAATACTCTCCACCCCATCTATCAATGGGAATCCATAAGCTCCACGACCTATACACATGTAGGTATTTTCTACTTCCATGTGGTTAACAAATACCGAATATGGTAAGGCTATTAGATCAGGAATAGATCTAACAGTACCAAATATATCAGGTATTCGTCCATTAACACGTGGCTTATTTGTACGATCTGATAATTCGTTATTAGATGAGCCTACAGTATCATTGCGTGCTAATGTATTTGGAATCTTAGGCCGTTGCAGTAACAATACTACAGATGTTACTGCAAATATTACAGCCGCCCAAAATACAATGTCTGCCGGATAGATGATTAAATAGAATGGGCCTGGCATTTCAGCCAAAGCATCTATTTCTAAATCTGTAGAAGGCGTTACCTCTGTATCTTTAGATACATTACCATGATACAGTTTACCTGTAGCAGGAAATACATCATATTTCTCAGCTAAAGCCCTACGCACATCGAATGTAGCAATGCGCTGCCACTTATTAGGCGCACTGAGTACATCATCGATAATGATTAGCTCTTGCATGTGAAATATCTCACGTATGGGAACCCACGAGTGGCGGTTGGAATATTCTGGTACTCTACACCATGGCCATGTATATGAAGGATTCCACCATCCATATATATGCCTATATGAGGAACCGTCCTACCACGTTGCATGACAACAAGACATGGTGATACTGGCGTATCAAGAGTATGAAACCGTTTAATATGTTCTTTATTCAGATGTACACTTGCAAATAGATCATGTACTTCATCTGATAAATCTATACCTGTAAGATCTTTCCAGACTTCCGCTGCAAAATGATAACAAGTATATGTACCAGACATATACTTGTAATCCATATATTTATCAAAGGAATCCACGAAGCATTGGGAATTCTGTTACAGTGTATAAACGGCCTGTACGATTGAAGTTAAGTCTAGGAGCTTTAGCTTCAAAAGCCGCACCATTTTCATCTTGAGAAATAGATCTAATTTGCAGAATTAACGGCCCATATAAAGGTTGAGTTAAATCATCGGATCTATACACTCTATATTTAACTGTAGGAGGGGTGTCGTAAGAATTAGCCGCAAATACCGCATCTAATTCTTTAGGTAAAGTCTCTCCAAGATCTCCAAATTGGACATTGATCCCGGTATCTAAATCATCACGACTGTCAGATTGTGTAATCTGCATTGGAAGATATGTGTAACTGTGTGAAGATGCATCCTCATGAGTTACTGTAACTCATG